CGCTGCTGGAGCTGCACTGTTATGCGAAATGCTTGAGGCTGCTGTTGAGGGTGCGACTTCGCAATCTGGAAACTGCGAGCGTCCCGGGCTGTATTTCTTCAATAATGTTCGCGGTATTATTGGCAGGTTCCCGATTTTATCGCGCGACAGCAAAAACCCTGATGATATCGACACGGACCAAGAGGATCACGACTATGATGCGTTGCGCTATCGCGTATCAAGCAATCATAAGCGGCCCGTTTTCTTCACCGGCATAAAATCCGCGTCGTAGTAATAAAAAAGGCCGCTACTTGGCGGCCTTTATTTCATCAATAATCTTTTTTACTTTTGCGTATTCTTCCGGTGTAAGCCAGAATGACTTTTTAATCATTCCGGCTTCCTTTCGCGATTTATTGAGCCTCGCCATAAGCTCTTTCTTTGCGATTGGCATTAACCGGAACCGGAACCGTAACCGGAACCGGAACCGTCACCGTCACCGGAACCGGAACCGTCACCGTAACCGTAACCGTAACCGGAACCGTCACCGGAACCGTAACCGTCACCGGAACCGGAACCGTAACCGGAACCGGAACCGTCACCGGAACCGTCACCGGAACCGTCCGTAAATTTTTTATTAGCCATTGATTGTCACCTTCGCGGCTTCAGTGCATGGAATAAGCTCACAAACACCAGTGAGATAAATTTCAGGATTAACTACATCGATTTTACTGTCCGATTTTACGCCGAACTGCGCGACACCAGACAAAGCAACGCCATCTTTTGCTTTCCAATTCCAGAGTCGGCGAGAGTTTTTAAGAAATACATTTTCGCCTTCTACAGCAACAACTTCACCAGCATGAACCCCAGCAGAATAGCAGCGAGCAATAACGTATTTCCCGATGAATTGATGCGGAGATTGTGATGATTTCTGTGCGCCAAATGCAATAGCTTGGATTTCCTTGATTTGGCCAAGAGTTAAGTCATTGATATTCATTTTTTTACCTGTCAGTTATTGCCGGTTTCCGACCGGTGCGGATTGAGCTTTTGCTCGAATTTTTAAGCTGCTGCTTGTTTTGCTGCCTTCAGGGTTTTGAAAGTGCCGATATATTCCTCGCGCTCATCACGCAAAACCCAGCCTTTTGAATCTCTATCGACTTTGGAAAGATTAACGATTGCAAACTTTCCGCAAAGTGAAATGTATTTCCAACCACCCGCGCATTTACGAAAAGCAATCATCTCAACCCCCTAATTTGCAGAAGCCCTGCGCTTCACCATGTAGCTATAGTCTCATGGTAATATCTTACCGTCAATCATTATTAATGCAAAAACACAAAATAAGGTAAAAATGCTACAATCCTTGAAATTACCCAAAATTTGATATAGGTGCAAAATGGCCGTAGATGCGCAACACCCGCTTTATGCGAAATTTAACCCACTTTGGGCAGAGATTAACGACATTGTTAGCGGGGAGAATCTGCGTAAGTATTTGGTTGTTTTGAATCCTGATGACGACTCCAAAGAAAATAAAACCCGCAACGACCAATACTTTCTGCGCGCAATATTCTACGGCGTTGCTGGCTGGACTGTTAGCGGCATGGTCGGCACGATGTTTACCAAGTGGCCAAAGTTTATTGCTCCTGATTCGCTTAAATACCTTGAAACCAATTGCGACGGTGCAGGACAATCGATCTATCAGCAATCGCAAGCTGTTAGCAATGACGCGGTTAAGAATTCCCGCTCCGGGCTGTGCGTATCGTTTCCGCCCCGCCCGGCTAATGGGCTGTCACAGGCTGACGTTGATAGCGGACTCTATATCCCGACTATTCACAAATACGAACCATCGCAAATTATCAACTGGAACGAGAAAACGATTGGATCGCAGACCTTTTTGTCATTGGTGTGCACGCTTGAGGCTGATACCAAAGAGGTTGATTTCGTCCATGAGTCCACACCAATAATCCGTGAGCGCCGCATTGACGATGCCAATGGCTTTTACTTTGAGCGCAAATGGACTGAAACCAAAAAAGAAAATGGCGTGAAAGAATGGACACCTGGGCCGCAAAATTATCCAACCGATGGCAAAGGCAAAAACTGGACTCGAATCCCGTTTATTTTCGTTGGTGCTGTGTCGAATACGCCGGAAGTCAATCGCCCACTGATGAAAGAGCTGGTGCATATCAATATCGGGCTTTATCGCAACAGCGCTGAGTTTGAGCATGGAATTTTTTGGGCTGGGCAGCCGCAATGGTGGATGAGCAATATTGATCAGTCGCACATCGATTTGATGAAGGCAAACAACATGTACATGGGCGGGCCAAATATGATTGGTGTCCCAGGTAATGGTCAGCTGGGTATTGAGCAGGTTGATCCAAACTTGGCTGCGCGCGAGGCCATGAAAGACAAAATCGAAATGATGATTGGCCTTGGTGCGCGCTTTATGCTGCCAGGATCGGCGGTTAAAACGGCAACGCAGGCGTCTGGTGAATTGGCTATGCAGCACAGTGTGTTGTCATTGTGTGCCAGCAACATATCCGAGGCTTATACCCAGTGCATGAAATGGTGTCTTGACTTCCTTGGTGAGGCATATCCTGCTGATTTGGCGTATACTATTAGCCAAGATTTCGTCAAGCTGGCGGCTGATGCGCAGTTGTTGCAGCAAATGGTGGCGTCTTGGTTTCAGGGGGCAATACCGGCTTCCGACCTGTGGAACTGGATGCGCAAGAATGAGTTTATTGATCCGGGCAAGACGGATGAGCAGATTCGGGCTGAGGTTGCGGCGGCTGGGGGCGGGGTTAATAAAAGTTTGGATTTGGGGTGATTATGAATACACAATTTACAACAAGTAGAGTTTTGCGAACTGGGCTTGATAACTCAAAGATTGATCCTGAGGTCAGGAAAAAAATACAACAAAGTATTGGTGAAATAATGGAGCGATGTATTGATCAGCGAACCAAGGAAATCCTTGGTGTAAAAGACCCCGGAAATTGGCATCAAAAACCATCATTAATGCCGCGCTTTGGGTGCGTTATTATTGATCCGCGAATGACTTAACCAACCCACTCTGACAGGTGAAGAAAATGAAAATTCTAAGCAAAGAAATACCTATAAAAATAGGTGCAGATATTTATCTTAATTGGCACGGATATGAGGATAAAACTTTTCGCGTCCTGTATGTTTTTGGCGATACAGTTGTTGCGCTTGATCCTGCCGGAAAGCCAATAAATATAAATCGATCAGCAATTGCCGAGCAATATCACACAAATGATTCAGGAATGCACATTGTTACGCCGATCAATAAGGAGTTTGTAGTAGACGATCAAATAGTAATGGCTGGTTATTTTACTGGATCTTGCTGGCTGCTTAGCGGAAAAGATTCGCCCATATCTGTAGTCGAATTTAGAAACAATTATGTTTCGCTCGAAAAATTCACCACCCAAAACATCATGCGCGTTTTCGATAAAATGCTTGTCATGCTACCTATGGCTGGCTCTGGGGATGAGGTGGCGGAGCCTCCGCCAGCATTAGAAAAACCGGCAAATTGCCGCAATAGATTGCGCGATGAAGGAAAGGCGTACCCAAAAAGCGGCTGTGGGCATTGCAAAAATGGTGGACTAATGGGCTGTCCTTTTGAAAAGGATAGCGCCAAGTGATTAAATCCCGCCGCGAAGCCGCCATCAAAGCCAAAGTATGCGCCAAGCTGCGAGCAAGATTCACGCAAATATTCCCCGTTGCAAAGCAGGGCCTATTCAATTTCCGCTGCTTTGAAAATGCGGTGCAATTTGCGACTGATAGCGAAAAGCCTTTGCGTGTTTTCGAGGTAATGTACATTGATGGCGATTACCCGGTTATGCACTATCTGGTAAAGGACGAAAACGAATACCAAGAGGTTACGCTTGGCTGGCGCACTGAGCACTTAGAGTTTTACGTGATTCGCGAAGTGCCAAATAGTGACTGGAAATTTATTGGCTCAATATTCGAGTCGTCGTCCGATTACTGGCACCGCGAATTTACAACCTGGTTTGACCGCGCCGTGTTGCGCATTGATAGGGTCTGCTAATGCCAACCTCCCCCGAAGAACTAACCAACATAGCCGCGCGTCACCAGTTCTTTATTGAACGCTACAAGGCGACCGAGGTTAAAAAGTTCGAAAAGTTTCTATTGGAGATGGCTGGTGTCGTTCGGGTAAAGATTGGCGACAAGAATCTGAGCGAGTTTGCCCGGGCAAGACTGGATAAGCTCAATGCAGAAATCAATAAGGCATTGGTTGCGATATATGCCGACTATGAAGCCGTCTGGCGCGAAGGTGTCGTTGACTTTGCCCAATACGAAGGTCAATTTGAAATCAAGTCGCTAAAGCAGGTTGTTGACTATGAGTTTACGCTGCCATCCGCCAGTCAATTGGACGCTGCGGTATTCGGCAACCCAATGGCCGTGCAAGGTACCTATAACGGGTTCTTCCTTGGCGACACCATTGCCGACCTATCGCAAAAGACAATCACCAGGATTAACGGCGCAATCAATGCAGGCTCTGCGCGCGGATTGACGACACCGGAAATAGTGCGGTCAATCATTGGCACCAAAAAAGCCGGTTACGCTGATGGCTTTTTGTCGATGAGTTATAAGGATGCAAACCTATTGGTGCGCACCGGTTTGCAGCACACGGCAAGCATGGCAAGGCAAAGGACTTGGGAGCAGAATGCTGATATAATTAAGGGCTGGCGGTTTCGTGCGGTTTTTGATGCGCGGACTACGCAACAGTGTCGTGCGCTTGACCAGATGGATAAGGTTTATCCGGTTGGTAAGGGGCCTTTGCCACCGATTCACATAAACTGCCGAAGTACTTCTGTTGCCGCACTGGATGACCGATTCAGTTTTTTAAGTGATGACGCTACCCGGTCTGCGCGCGGTGAGGATGGAGTAGAATCCGTTAGCGCTGATCTTGGTAG